GATGCGGACAGCCATCACGACAGGTCGATCACGTCATCCCGATTCGCCAACGGCCCGACCTCCGGCTAGAGCGCTCGAACCTGCGAGCCCTCTGCGACCCGTGCCACAACCGCAAGAGCTACAGGGAGCGGTGCGTCCAGGAGGGCAGGCGCGTCCGCCACGGATGCGACGGACGGGGACGGCCGCGCGACCCTGGGCACCCGTGGAATCAGAATCGTGGTGGTAGGGGGGGTCGAATCTCTCCCACCTGAGGCCGTGTACCGAGATGTGCACCCAAATTCAGAGTTAGTTTCGTGAGACTATCACCATGGGACTGAGAGGGCCGGGCGCCAAACCATTGAAGAGCGTGCGCGCCAAGCGCGCATCCTGGCAGCGCTCGCGCGGCCGCGCGAATCGCGTCATCGCCTTCATCGAGTCACTCAAGCTCACCTCCGGAACCCACGCCGGCAAGCGCTTCCGTTTACGCCCATGGCAAAAAAAGATCGTCCGATCGATCTACCGCCTGAAGCGCGGCCGTCGTGTCGTGCGCACCGCCCTGATCACGATGGCGCGGAAGAACGGCAAGACGCAGATCGCCTCAGGTCTCGGGCTCTGCCATCTGCTCGGGCCAGAGGCCGAGCCGCGCGGCGAGGTGTACTCGGCGGCGAGCGACCGCAATCAGGCCGCAAGGGTCTTCCGCGAGATGGAGGCGATGATCCTGGCCGACCCGATAGTGGCCGCCCGAGTCAACATCCAGAGATTCCAGAAGAAAATCGAGGTCATGATCGGACAGGGTTCCGGGTCCATCTACGAAGCGTTGTCTTCCGACGCGCGCAAGGCGCACTCGCTGTCTCCCTCCTTCGTCGTTTGCGACGAGCTGAGCCAGTGGGTAGGCCGTGCGCTCTACGACAACCTGGTCACTGGCACCGGGGCGCGGCGGGATCCTCTGGTCGTCGTGATCAGCACGATGAGCAACGACCCCAACCACGTCATGAGCGAGCTGGTCGGCTATGGCGAGCAGGTCCGTGATCGAGTCGTGAAGGACGCCTCTTGCGCGCCGTTCATCTTCGCGGCGCCGACGGAAGCGGATCCGTGGGATGAGCGCGTCTGGCGCCTGGCGAATCCGGCGCTGGGCGACTTCCGGTCGCTGGATGAGATGCGCGTCTTCGCGCAGCGCGCCAAGCTACTCCCGTCTCTGGAGGCGGTCTTCCGCAACCTCTACCTCAACCAGGCCGTCGATCGGCAAGAGGCGTGGATCACCGCCGACTCATGGAACGCATGCGGCGGCCGCGTCGACCTGGAAGCTCTTGTGGGCGAAGAGTGCTTCGGCGGGCTCGACCTCGGGAGCGTGCGCGACCTCACGGCGTTCGCTCTGTTCTGGCCAGAGAGCGGGGCCCTCGCCGCCTGGGCCTGGTGCCCGGAAGAACAGATCCAGGGCCGATCTGAATCAGACCGCGTCCCCTATGCGCTCTGGCGCAAGCAGGGGTACATCGAGACGACGCCCGGGAAGGCGACCGACAAGCGCGCGGTCGCCTTGCGGCTGGCCGAGCTGTACGCGCGCTTCCGTCCGGCTGCGATCGCCTTCGATCGCTGGGGCATGCCTGAGCTGAACCGCATCCTGTCCGAGGAAGGAATCGATCTCCCGCTGGTGGAGTTTGGTCAGGGGTTCAAGAGCATGGCGCCGGCGATGAAGACATTCGAGGAACGGGTGTTAAACGAGAGGCTCGTGCATGGAGACAATCCGCTCCTGACCTGGGCCGTGTCCAACGTCGTCCCGGACATCGACGCGGCAGGCAATAGCAAGCCGAACAAGGAACGCGCTCGCGAGCGCATCGACCCGGTTGTTGCGGCGATCATGGCGATCGGAGCGACGACCTTGGATGTGTCCAGCGGGCCGAGTGTCTACGAGCGGCGAGGACTCTTGGTCCTATGACTCTACTCGTGCCATCCGGTCTTCCTGATGCGCTGCACCCGATCTCGGACGTGGCGCGTCACCTGAACGTGGCGCCGAAGACGCTGTGGAATCTCCTGTCGTTGCATCGCGGCGTGTTCCGCGTGGCCCGATACCAGCGGTTCGGACCCCAGAGAAGGCGCCATCGGATGTTGACGACACCAGAGGTCGAAGAGCTTTCCCGCATGCTTGTCAAGGAAAAAATGACTTCCCTATAGACTTCCCTATAGACTTCCCTGCATAACTTCCCGCACGTCGTTTCCGCTGAAACTTCACTTGTAAACTTCCGACATGAAGGAACCCTCCCAGTCTTCAGGAGGCCGGTCATGGGTTAAGTCGGAGTCCGCGCCCGATCAGGTCAGCGGCGCTCTGCCAAAAACAGCCCGGGACCATTCCGCCGTGTACATCGCGATCGGGATCATCGTGGTGGCGATTGGCGCCGGCATGGTCCACCCCGGCCTTGGTTTGGTACTGGCCGGCTCGGCGATGATCTATATCGGCCTGTTCGGCACGGCGAGGAAACAGTGATCGGCGAACTGACACGCGCGATCGACTTCACCCGCTCCATCGCAGTCAAGGAGTTCTTCGTCACCACGTCAGGGTCACCGGTCGACCTCGGCGTCTCGACACTGCCGGGAATCGCGGTCACTGAGGAATCTGCGCTCACCTACTCCTCAGTCCATGGCGCGGTGAAAGTGATCTCGGAGGATGTCGCCGCGCTGCCGCTGCCTCTCTATCGGCGGACCGCCAACAACGGCAAGGAGCCGGCCCGCGATCATCCGCTGTTCACCATCCTGCACGATCTCCCGAATCCAGAAATAACGTCCTACGAGTTGCGCGAGATGATGATGGCGATGGTGTTGCTGTGGGGGAACGCCTACGCCGAGATCGAGCGCAATCCACTCGGAGAGATCGTCGCGCTGTGGCCGATCCATCCTCACAGGGTCCGGATCAAGCGCGAGGATCTGAACTCGCCTCTGACCTACTGGATCACGCCCCCCAACGGCGCCCCACCCAAGCCTCTTTCGAAGAGCAGGATCCTGCACTTCCGCGGGCTCACCCTAGACGGCGTCACCGGCATATCGATGATCAGGCAGCACCGCGAGACGATCGGGCTCGGCATGGCCGCGGCCGAGTTCGGGGCGCGGTTCTTTTCGCAGGGTCTCAACGCCGGCGGCACAATGGAGCACCCGCGCACGCTGAGCGACGAGGCATACAAACGCCTCAAGGAATCGATGCAGGTCAGAGACTCGGGCCTTGAGCAGTCACACCGCATTCTCATTCTGGAAGAGGGGATGAAGTTCAACAAGACCAGTATCCCCCCCGAGGATGCGCAGTGGCTGCAGACGCGGAAATTCCAGGTCACCGAGATCGCGCGCATCTACCGCATCAAGCCGCACAAGCTCGCGGATCTGGAAAAGGCAACCTTTTCGAACATCGAGGAACAGTCGATCGAGCACGTCACCGATACGCTGATGCCGTGGCTGGTGCGCTTGGAGCAGGCGATCTCGCGCGACCTTCTCAGCGTGAGCGAGAGGAAAGATCTGTTCGCGCAGTTCAACGTCAACGGGCTCCTGCGCGGCAAGACAAGCGAGCGATTCGCGGCCTACGCCACGGCGCGGCAGTGGGGGTGGGCTTCCGTCAACGACGTGCTCTCTCTGGAGAATCGCAACGGCATCGGGCCGGCCGGCGATATCTATCTGTCGCCGATGAACATGATCTCGGCCGAGGCGGCGCTCCGCTCGATCCAGGAAGGCGCCGACATGGAGCTCGAACAGGAGGAGGGGGTCGACGCGGACGGGCGACCGAAGCGACGGCTTACCATCAGGCGGCGTCCGGACAGTGCCATAGCTATCAGTGCGCCCCTCAGCGCTCAGGCTGCCATGGCCGCGGCTCGCGGCAACGGAGGCGCCGTATGACGAAGCCAGCGGAAGAGAGAATGCTGAAGTCATTCGTCGGCGAGGGGCTCAAGCGGCTGGACGACAAGGGCCGCGGCGTCGCTGTCATCTCCACGTTGAACGTGATCGACAAGGACGGCGATGTCACCCGGCCCGGCGCGTTCGGCAACGATCAGGTGGCCCCCATTGTTCCGGCGCACAACTGGGAGCACGTCCCGATCGGCAAGGGGCGGATCTTCGAGAGCGGCAACGAAGTGCTCTTCGACTTCCAGATGAACATGAAGGTCGGTCTTGCCCGCGCCTGGTACGAGGCCATGAAGTTCGACATGGAGAATCCGCCGGCGAAGCAAGAATGGTCCTACGGCTATTCGGCGAAGCGAAAGCCCGGAGAGCACGAGGGCGAAGACGCCTACTTCCTCGATGCGATCAAGGTGCACGAGGTGAGCCCCGTCCTTCTCGGCGCCGGCGTGAACACGCGGACTCTGGCGATGAAACAAGATATCGGCGAGTGCGTCAGGAAATTCGTCGCGGCCGGCCACTCGCAGGAAGAGGCGGTCGCAATCTGTCTTGCGGACCCGAACGCGCATCTTACTGCCGCGCGGCGATCCGCCGATCCCGAGGAAGAGAAAATCGCAGCACTCACCAGTAAAGCAGTGCGGGACTATTGGGCGTCGATCGACGCCTCGGCACGGAGGGTACGATGACGCTGAAAGACGCACGCGAGCAGTTCAAGACCAAGCAGGACGCTCTTGCCGCCATCTTCGCGAATGCGAAGACGGACACGGGTGAATACGACTTCGCCCGCATCGACAGCGACGGCTTCAAGGATCTTGGCCCCGTCCAGCGCGTCGAGCGCGTCAACGAGCTGAACGCCGAGCTGAACACGCTCTTCGACGAGATCGTCAAGCTGGAGAAGACGGAGAAGGGCTGGGACGATCTGCAGTCCCGCATGCGCGAGGCGAAGGGCCCGGAAAGCGGCAAGGCGGCGCCGAAGCACGACACGACTCTCGGCCGGCTCGTCACGGAGCGCCCCGAGTTCAAGCACATGTTCGTCGACAAGCGATTCAAGGGCGGCCACACCTTCTCCCTCGATCAGGTCCGCCCGAGCGAGATCCTCGCCAAGGTGACCGACTTCGACACCGTCGGCAACATCGGGTTCAAGACGCTCTTCGAGACGGGCGCCGGCTGGGCGCCGCAGTCGATCCGTCTGCCAGGATTCGTCGAGGCGGTCAGCCGCCCGATTCAGGTCCTGGACATTATCCCGATCGGCCAGACCCAGCAGGCGGCGATCGTGTTCATGGAGGAGACGACCCGGACGCACGCCGCGGCGGAGAAGGCGGAAGGTGTCGCGTTCGCTGAATCGACGTTCGAACTCACCGAGAAGACCAGCAACGTGCGCAAGATCACGGACTCCGTGCCGGTCACGGACGAGCAGCTCGAGGATGTCGCCATGGCCGAGAGCTACCTCAACGGCCGTCTGGTCTTCGGCCTGCGCCAGCGGCTCGACGGGCAGATCCTCGCGGGCGACGGCATCGCGCCGAACCTGCAGGGCCTGAATACGCTCACCGGGATTCTGACCCAGGCCCTCGGCGCCGATCCGATTCCCGATGCCATCTTCAAGGCCGGCCGTCAGATCCGGGTCACCGGCCGGGCGATGCCGACCCATGTGCTGCTCCATCCGAGCGACTGGGAGGAAATCCGGCTGCTGCGCACCGCCGACGGCATCTACATCTGGGGCAATCCCTCGGAGGCCGGTCCGGAGCGTATCTGGGGCTGGCCGGTGGTGCAGGAGGACATCGTCGCGGCAGGGACCGGCTTCGTCGGCTCGTTCCAGCCTCAGTGGGTGTCGCTCTTCGAGCGCCGCGGCGTCGATGTGCAGGTGGGATACAGCGGAACGCAGTTCCTCGAAGGCAAGCGCACCGTGCGCGCCGATGTCCGCATGGCCCTCGTGTTCTTCCGGCCGGCGGCGTTCTGCAAGGTAACCGGAATCTAGTCCTGTCGCTGGCACGCGAGGAGGTAACAAATGTCACCAGTCATGGCAGGAACCCGGAGCCTCAAGACGGTCCAAGCGGAATACGACTTCGCCAAGGACGGTGGGGCGACAGGGACGATTACTCTGCGCGCGGTCGACGGCAGTGGCAACGCGATCCCGGCAGGATCCGTCATCACGGGAGGCTACGTCGATGTGGAGACGGCCTGTGTTTCCGCGACGGGCACGATTGCCCTGCAAGCCGAGGCGGCGGGAGACGTCGTCGCGACGGCCGGACAAGCCTCATGGACTACCGGCCGGAAGTCCGTGGTTCCGGCAGGCACCGGCGCCACCGCAGTGAAAACCACGGTTGAGCGAAACCTGAAGGCCGTGATCGCCACGGCGGCCTTCACGGCGGGAAAGTTCAGAGTGGTGCTCTTCTACAAGTGAGGATATGGAGGGAGGGAGGAACACCATGAACAAGCGTTATTACGATGACGGGACAGTCAAGCAGTCCGACTGCAATCATCCCGCGTACTCCCTCGAGGCCGGGGAGCTCCTCTGTGTGGTCTGCGGCAAGCCGTCTTCGTCAAAGAAGTGGCGCACAAACATCTTCGGAGAGAAGGCGGCCGGAGAGAAGGCCGTCGAGCGGGAGATGACGGAGAACAAGGGCCTCAGTCGGCCGCCGGAAGCGAAGCGCCGGGCGCGATAGATCCTGATGGAGGCCGCCGATGTCCCTAGGTCCGCACGCCCTGACATCGCTCAACGAGGTCAAGGCGGCTCTGCGCCTGACGGCCATCGACCACGATGAGGAGCTCAAGCGGCGCATCAACGCGGTAACCGATCGCTTCGAGCTGTTCACGCGGAGAAAACTCAAGGCCCGCACGTACAAACCATCCGGCGCAGCCGCGGGAGAAGAGAACCTCCTTCTGAACGGCGACGACCGGCTGACCGATAAAGCCTTCCTTTTCCCCGAGTGGCCTGTCAACAGCATCACAGCCCTCACGATCAAGGATTCCGATCTCGCCGATCCCGAAGTGGTGGACGTAGCCAAGCTCATCATCGACAACAGCATCCCGGGCCGCATCATCCTGCTCGAAGACGATCGTATCTGGCGCAAGGGACAGAACAACATCGAAGCCACCTGGAACGGAGGACTCGATCCAGTCCCTGCGGAGCTCGAGGATCTCTGCATCAAGCAGGTGGTGCAGGACTTTCTTGAGCGCGACCGCGGGCGGGAAGGGGTCTCATCGCTCAGTACCTCCGGAGAATCCGTCACCTACACCCCGCGCAATTTGATGATGGACGTGGAGCACGGCCTGGAGCGCTATCGGCGCATGCTGGGGGCATGATGGCTGGCGAGATCAAGATCAAAGTCGATTCGGGTCCCTTCGTGCGGATGATTCTCAAGGACCTCGGCCCACGCGCTGTCAGTTCCGCCGTCATGGCCGGCATCCGTGACGCGACGCGCTCCCTGCAGAGGCTGTTGCGGGCACGCATGCCGAAGAGGACCGGCCGCTCGCGCCGCCTGATCGTGGCGCGTCGCGTGCGCCAGGCGGGCCCGCTGTTCACCGGCGGCGTCAGCCGGCCGAGAATCCTGAACATCCTGGAGTCTGGTGCGGGAGCGCATGACATCGTTCCGCGGCAACGGAAGGCGCTGGTGTTTGGTGACGGGCAGTTCGTGGCCCTAGTACGCAATCATCCCGGTATTGCGGCGCGGCCGTTCTGGGACACGACGGCCAAGGCCGGTGAGCCGGAGGCCCTGCGCGTGTTCAATGCGAAGATCGAGGACATGATCCGCAAAGCGCAGGCGAGACGATGACGGCGAGCGTGCGTGAGTCGATCCTCGTGGACGTGCTGTCGGCAGTCGCGGCGATCAACGGCCTGGCGCCGTTCGAGACCGCGCTGAAGAAGCGAAGCCGCGATTTCCTTCCGCCGGAGAAGCTGAACAGCAGCGACTACCCGGCGCTCTTCGTGACAGGCGGGAACGAGGCCAAGGAGTTCGGCGTCTACGGCAAGATGCGCGCGAGGCTGAATGTCGAGTTACGTGGCTTCGTGCGGCGCCGGACGGGGATACCGCTCTCGACGGACGTCAACGCCCTCATGGCCGATGCGGAGCGGGCCGTCATCGCGGATCCGACACGCGGAGGTCTGGCGCTGGTGACGAAGCCGCTCGATGCGACAGTCGATGAGCTGTCGATCGCCGACGATATAGGCGGATTCCTGCTGCCCTTCGAGGTGGATTACTTCTACGACATAGGGAGCCCGTGATGTTCGTCCACGGCAAGAACACGAAGGTCTACGTGAATGGCTACGATCTCAGCGATATGTTCCGCGCGTCGTCGATTCCTGCCGCGTCGGGCACTGCTGAGACGACGACCTACGGCAAGTCGGACAAGACCTTCATCGCCGGGCTCAAGGAAGCGACGATTTCGGTCGAGGGCCTCTTCGACGGTACGGCGGATAAGGTTGACGAGGTGCTGGCGCCGATCCTCGGGGCTTCGGCGAAGAGCGTCTGGACCATCCTGCAGGGAGGGGACGTGCTCGGCGGCCGCGGCGTTGGCGTCGATGGCATCGAGACGGCGTACGAGGTCACCAGCCCGATCGAGGATGCCGTCCAGGTGACTGCCGAGGCGCAGTCCTCATCCGGCCGGGACGGGATCATCGTCCATCATGCCCTCGCGGCCAGAACCTCAGACTTCGACGGCGCCGGCGTCGATGGAGGTGCCGCCAGCACAAACGGCGGGATCGGCTACATGCACGTCACGGACTACTCTGGCTTCTCCTCCGTCGTCATCAAGATCCAGGATTCGGCGGACGACATCAGCTATGCCGACCTGCTGACCTTCTCCGCTGTCAGCAGTGCACCTCTGGCCGAGCGCCAGGCTGTTGCGGGGACGGTCAGGCAATACACGCGCGTTGCAATCGATGTGACGGGAATCGGATCGATCACATTGTTCGCAGGCTTCGGCCGGAAATAGGAGGCTTCATGGCGTTCGTCCACGGCAAATCGACGGCTTTCAAGATCGACGACTCGGCCGGAGCGCTGACCGACATCAGCGCCTACTGCATGAATGTCGGATTCCCGCGCGCCGCGGGAACGGCCGAGGTCACCACGTTCGGCGATTCGGACAAGGAGTTCATCTCCGGATTGAAAGAGGGCACGATCTCGATCGAGGGGAAATGGGATCCGGTCGTCGATGCTCTCCTGAACGGCATTCTAGGCCACGGCACGACGAAGACGTTCGAGTACGGCCCCGAGGGAAGCGCGGCCGGCAAGGTGAAGTACACGGGTGAGTGCATCTGCACGAGCTACGAGGACAGCAGTCCCGTGGAAGACGCGGCCGGCTTCAGCGCGGAGTTCCAGATCACCGGGGCCGTGACGCGAACGACGTTCTAATGGAGGACGCATGAGCAGGCTGACACGCGAGGCGATTCTATCCGCTCCTGACATCACGGAGAAGGAAGTCGACGTTCCCGAGTGGGGAGGGTCCGTCCTGATCCGCACCATGACCAAGGCGCAGCAGGTGAAGTTGCGCAGGGAGGCGATGGTGGACGGCAGCCTAAGCGAGGATCGTCTCGAGATCCTGATCTTCGTGCATGGCGTGGTGGAGCCGCAGTTCACCGCGGAGGATCATGACACGCTGAAGGGCAAATCGGCCTCGGCGATGGACCGCGTGCTCCTGGAGATCTATCGCGGCTCGGGCATGACGAAGGAGGAGGCCGCCCGTATCGAGCGCGCCTTTCCTGGCGGGACACCCGAAGCACGATCCTGATCTCGTCTTCAGCCATCGCCTCGCGCGGGAACTCGGCATGACGGTCGCGGATATGCACCAGAGGATGAGCGTGCGCGAATATATGGGGTGGCTTGCCTTCTTCGCGGCCGAGGATCGTGAACGCGCGAAGCAGGTCGCGCGCCTGAAACGGAAAGGCGCCAGAAGACCGAGGAGACGATAGGTGGCAAGCATCGCTGTCCGCATGACCGCGGATGTCGGATCGCTGACGAACTCCTTCGGTCAGGCGCATCAGCTCGCCGAGTCGTTCAAGACCAAGATGGAGTTGTCCGGGAGCGCCGCGTCCCGGGCCTTCGCCGTCGCATCGACCGCCGCCAAGCGTTTCGTCGTGGGCGCCGGGAACGTCCTGACTCATCTCGGCCGTCTCTCCAGCGTCGCGAGCGCCAGCGCCGGGATTCTGAGCAAGCTCGCCGGCAAGAACGAGGAGCTGAAGAAGAAGCTCGAAGGCATCACGATCGCGCTCGCCATTCTCGCCCCGGCCCTTTCCGCGCTCGGCCCGCTCGTGGCGTTCCTGTCCGGTCCGATCGGCCTGGTCGTCGCGGCGATCGGTGCGGCGATCCTGATCTTCCTGAAGTGGGAGGCGGTCTCAACTTTCGTCGTCAATTCCGCGCAGGCCGTCTGGGCGAAGCTCGGAGAGTTCTTCGCGCAGCTCTGGGAGGGGATCGCGATGGGGGCGAGCGGACTCGGGCAGATCCTGCTCGGCGCCATGACGTTCGATCGGGCCAAGATCTCCGCCGGGCTCGTGGAGATGATGGGCGGCTTCGAGAGCATGAAGGAGACGGTCGTCGGTGCCGCGTCAGGCATCGCCAGCGGCATCAGCGGAGTGGTCGATCGACTGGCCGACATGGCCTCCGCGTTCCTCTCGACGCGCGCGGTTGTTGAAGAGGAGGCCGGGGCGATCGGGGACGAGATGGTCGCCCTCTTCCGGGAGCAGCAGGGAGGGGAGTTCGCTGCGGCGCGTGCGGTGGAGATGGCAGCCCTGACGATGACAGCCGAGCAGGCGCTCGCGGATCAGCGTAAAGCGAACGCGGATGAATACCTCGGGATCATCGAGGCCGGGCTCGACGCGGAAATGCAACGCTACCTCGCGCAGGAAGAATTTCGCGCGTTGGAGCGTGAGCTCGAGGAAGAGAGAAGGGTCGCGGCCGAAGAGGCGATGGCATTGGCGAAACAGCGCGCCATCGGCGCGGCCGAAATCACGGCCGGACTATTCGGCAAGGAGAAGGAGTTTGCGATCGCGATGGCGCTGATCGAGACCTACATGGCAACCGCGAGGGCCCTCGCGAGCGCCCCGCCGCCGGCCTCGTTCGCTCTTGCGGCGGCAACTCTCGCCTTTGGTCTCGCGCGCGTCGCACAGATCAGATCGACGGCGCTGGCAGAAGGCGGCATCGTGACGCGCGAGACGCTGGCGACCATCGGGGAAGCCGGACCGGAGGCGGTGATCCCGCTCGACCGTCTCGGAGATGGCACCTTCGGGATGACCGAGCAGACCATCATCGTGATGCTCGACGAGCGCCAGATAGCGAAGGCCGTGCTCATGGGGCTCCCGTCCGTCGCGCGGATCCGCGGCGGGATCAGGACCGTCTGATGGGCCTCCCCGAGTGGACCAATAACGGCCTGTCGGAGCTGGCCTCGGCGATGAATGCGAGCCAGACGACGCTGAGCCTTCTCGCGGGAACGGGTTCGCGGTTCCCGACCGCCGACTTTCCGCTGCGCGTCTGGGATGATGCCACCTTCCCGAACCCTATCGACGATCCGGACAACGAGATCGTCTTCTGCAGTTCGCGCAGCGGCGATACCTGCACTGTGGTCCGCGCCCAGGAAGGATCGACCGGAGTGGCGCACGGGTCAGGGGACGCCGTCGCTCTCGTCCTGACCAAGAAGTTCCGCGACGATCTGGTCAACGATCACCTCCAGATCGCCGGGCACCTGTTCGGGCTCAGGTTGAGCAACAACGGGACCGACGCGGTGAACGATATCGATATCGCCATCGGCGAGGCGGCGTCGAAAGATGCGGCGATCGTCGACA